GTCGTCGTGCCGTTGGCAAGTGTCGGGAACACCCGGGCCGTGCCATCCCACTCGGCAATTGCGTTGTCGTGCCCAGCCCAAGCGCCAGTGCCGCCGACCGCCACGATATATCGATCGCCCTCGGCCGGGGATACAGGCGGTGTAGCAAGATCGCGATCCAGGACGCTGTCCTGCCAATCCAAGCCCTGCAGGACACTGTCTACATAACCTTTGGTGGCGGCGTCGGAGTCGGCGCTCGGCGTGGCCAGCGCGGTGACCGTATTGGACCCGGCGTTGATATTGCCAGACAGGGTGTTACCGGCGGCCCTGGCCTGTTCCAGCGTGACTTCGTGAGGATTGGTCGTGGTGGCCTCGTGTGTATCGAGGGCGCCCATCATCTCGGCCATCCCGGCCTCTACATCCGTGGCGTCGAACAACTCACCGGCGTCGACCAGGTTGACCTGGTCCGCGTCGAACGTAGACGCATCCACTTCAGACGCCACCTGCGATTCGACAAGCGCAGTGATCTCAGAAACACTCGGGAACGCGCCGTCCTGTACAGAGACGTCAACCAAGTCGATCTGCACATTCTCGGTTACGACATCGATCCGATCGCTCACGACGTGGCCTCCGTCGCATCGTACTTCACCTGCACCCAGCCAGACTCCAGCGTCTTAACCTCGGGCGGAGACCCGGGTATGACGCGCTGCAAGTCATAGAAGTACGCCCCAGGCTCGACTGCAGCAGTGGCGGTAGACGGCAAGACCAGGTAGCAGATACCGCCGGCCGCGTCGTCGCGCGCGTCATCTCCGACCGTCGTACTCACCTGCAGCGCGGCTGCGGAGTCCGGGTCGTCCTCGTTGGCCTTCAGCGTGCAGAAGAACAAATACCCAGTGATGTCTTTGGGCGACTCGCCATCTTGTACGGTGAACCGAACAGTCCGCGTGTCTCCGCGAGTTATGGTGGAAAACGCTCGTTCAGCCATGATCTCACCCGCCAGAATGGAATATCAGTTGGAAGTAGATCTGTACCACGACCACAAAAACACCGAGAACAGACAGCACGGTCGTGATGCGAAAACGCCGGTTGGCCCGGCGTTCTTTGTCCCTGGCTTCGGTATCGGTGATCCGCCGCTCCATGTCCTTGATGTGATGCGCGTCAAACCGTTTGGTCAGCTCAGTTATGCCGTCCCTGCTGACCTTGATACCGGCCAGCACATTCTTCAGGACATCGTTCATGGCGCTCATGCGCGTGCATAACTCGCGAACTTCCAGTTCGAGTTCGTGAGCATGGTCTTTACGCCTGTCCAGTTCGCGCTCGACGTAATCTAGTCTTCGCTCTACCCGATTCCATGGATTCTCCGTGTCGCCCGCCATACGCTCATATCCCGCCATACCCTGTAGTACCAGCCGGCCGCATCTTGCGCCGGAAGAAGGCATACGCTTCGACCAAGTCACGTTCCCAGCGCAGCTGGAAATCAGTCGCGGAGGACATGCCGAATGCGTCGATGTCTTGCTTCTCCGCTGCGCGCGCCATCATCCCGTAGAGCAGACTGCGCCGGAACTTATCGGGAATTTCTATGAGGTCGCTGATAGAAGTGAACGAATATTTCGGTTCGCGGTAGACCGTAAGCGACAGCGTGTCGTCTTCGACCGGAATGGGCACCAGCCGCCCGCGCGCCGGATCCAGATCCGTGACAAGGTATCGCGGAGTGCCGGTGTCGACTTCCCAGTCATACGCCTGCTGTTGCCCATAATCGCTGCAGGACAAGATCTCGGCCAGCTCGTCCAAAGTTTTCCTGGAGACAACACCACGGCGGGAAGCCAAGATGGCGTGTCGAACCTTTATGATCCGTGGGTCGAGTTTGACCCACGGATCACCAGTGGTCACGGCCGGGGCGAAAGTCGTGGAATCTGGAAAACAGAGGGTCTCTCTGGCGAACTCACGATGCGCCTCGTCCGCGTATTCGATCAGCTCAGCGTCGGACCACAGGGAATCAATGCCTTCGTCATCAGCAAGGCGTCGGAACGACGTGAGTAGATCGGAGACAGACTCAAGCATCGCCAGCCGCCAATTCGGCCTGGAGCTTGGTCCAGAGCGCGTTGCGCTCACGAGCGTCGATGTCCCAGCCCAGGCGCTCGATCAAGACCTTCACACTCGGTTTGCCGGCAGAGAACGTGCCGCGCTCGTTCTTCATCACCATGTCGCGCATGGCATCGAGGATCATGTCCTCGCGCAGTTTGCCGGTGGGCGGCGCCTCGTCTTCGGCCGGGGGCTTCGGCGCGTCGCTCTCGTCCGCCAGGACAATGCCGACGGCCATGGCTTCGTCCATGATGTCGACGGGGGTCGGCACCGCTTCGCCCTTCGGGTAGTTCACAGTGTATCCCAGGCCAGAGCGCAGCAGATAATCGCGTCCATGAGAGACCATGGGCACGCGTTTCACAATTCGGTTGAAAATCGCCATCTTGGGGTAGACTCCTGGTTATCGCGCGGCTTCGATCGTCCGCACTTGCCGGTGAAAAGCCGCCAGGAGGCTAAAAAGGGGACAGGGAACCCCTGCCCCAAAACTAGCCCCCAAGCGGCTAGGTATCGTCAGACGTGCTGGTCTTGGCGGCCGGTGCGGATGTACTCGACAGCCAGATAGCCAGCACCGGCGGAGGGCGCAGCACCCACGCCGGTCCACTTGATGACCAGGGCCTTGGGCGCAGTGTACGCCAGGCCGGTGGGCACCAGAGCAGACCGAGCAGCGGCCTGGCCGTCTACGCCGGCGACGTACTCGTCATCGTCGTCCTCGTCACCCACAGTCAGGGTATCGGAGGTGCCGGAATTGAACGGGGTGGTGATCTGAAGGTGACCGCCCACCACCAGAGCGTCTTTCGGCATGTCGAAGGCCTCTTCCTCCACGCCGGACGCACCGAAGTCGTCGTACGAGAACGGAATGTAGGCCCAGGAACTGCCCTGAACGCCATAAGGCTTGGTAACAGACATTGTGGTTTCTCCTTTTGGAGCCCGCCCCGCAGGACGAGCCCCTTCAAGCCCGGCTTACTGGGCGTGGTCGATGCACAGGACGCCGAAGTCCTCAAGAGTGCCGCTGGTCTTGCCGAGGAACTGCGGCTTCATCATGCCGAAGATCTTGCCGACAGAGATACCCTGCTGGTTCTCGTAGTCCTCGCCCTCTTCGACCCAGTACGGCATACCGATGTCGGCGAAGCCCAGCGCCTGAGCACCGCAGATGAGGGTCCGGCAACCGGCGACGGCGCCGCTGCCCCAGGTACTGGAGTGGTAAGTGCGGCGGTCCTCGTAGATAGCCAGGCCATCGACGTAGATCACCTCGGCGCCCTTGAACAGCGGGTTGTTCGCAGAGCGCGGCATCGCGGAGCGCCAGGCGGCCAGGAAATCGCTGTCCAGCTTCAGCTTGGCCAGGGCAGTGGGCGTCATGAAGACGTTGTAGACCTCCATGCCGTTACCGCCACGAATCGGCTTGATGTAGTTTTCCTTGGCGTAGGCCTTGGCCTCGACCAGCATCTGCCAGGTCGGGGTGTCCGCAGCCACCAGGTCGGTATTGGCGCTGTTGACGCCGAAACCGGTGCTGTCCCACACCAAGTACCGGTTGGTAGTCGGGGCCTTATCGGCGCCCGGGGCGTAGTCCAGGTAGGGCAGATCGGAACCGACACGGGTAGTGCCGTTGTTGTTCATGGTGTACTGGACGCCGGACAGGGTCAGGAAGAACATCTGATCCATGCGCTCAGCCAGCCAGTAACCCAGAGCGTCGCGGGCGGTCTTGCGGAAGTTCACGACGGACTTCTGCTCGGACATACGGCCTTCGTTGATCTCAGCGTTGCGCAGCTGATCGATGACGATCTCCTGCTGGCTGAGGCTCTGGGTATCTTCGTTGCCCTTCAGACGACGATCACCGGCGACACCGTCGCCTTCGAGGTCGTACACCAGGGTGATGATGGCTTTGGCGCCCTTTTCGGTCTTGGTCAGTTCTTTGACCCGCTGGACCATGGAGCCAGGATCGTCGCCGACGTAGCGCATCATGACGCTGTTATCGCGGGCGACTTTCCAAGAGTCGCGAGCCCAGACGACCTTTTCGGTCTCTTCCAGGCGAGAAAAATCGGTCTGTGCCATTGCGGCAACCTCCGTACTGAGGCTGGAAACAATCGTGGCCTACTGGCCACTTCGGCACTGACTATCGCGTCAGATGTAGCGAGGTGCCTGTGCTGTCGCACACGCTTGGGTATCGGTTGTTTTTCGAGGGCACGGTCCTCGGCCAGATGTCGCCCTGACAGCGTTACGTCGATTCTAACCCATTGTCTGGGAAAGGCAAGAAACGAGTAAACCTCGTTTCTTGCCGAGGGGCTTTAGCCGAATTTGTTATCGCCGCGCATCCGCGCTTTGGTCTCTTCCGGCAGCGCGTCGAACTCTTCGTCCGACAGTTTGGTGATATCGGGCAGCGAACTTTGCGCGCCGCTCATATTGGAGTCATGGCCGACGCTCTCCAAATCCGGCGGCTGGCGATTCGCCACGTCGACATTGCGCTGCACGTTGGTCTGTCGGCCGGCGGGCGCGGGCGCGGGCGCGGCGAAACCGTATTTCGCCGCAACAATGGATACAGCCTCTTCCAGCGCCTCGACGCCGTCGCTCACCCGCCCAGCTGCCAGGTACGCATCGCGCAGTATGGTCACCTCCTCGGCCGCCGCCTGGTTGAAGTTCTTCTCGTCGTCCACGTTCAACTGCGGATACGCAGCTTCAACGGCCTCAACGGCTGCGCTGTACGCCATGCGGGCCTGTGCCTCGGTGACGATGGCGTTGGCATCCGGGCCGGCCGCCGGCGCCTGGGGCTCGGCCGGGGCCGGCAACGATGCCTTGAACGCCTCCAGCTTAGCGTCGGACAGGTCGAACATCTTGGTCTGGATCTCGCCCTGCAGGCGCAGGATGTCGTCCGTCTTCAGGTTAGCAGTGGCCTGGGCCAAGTCCCGGTTGAGCTGGTTCAGCTCCATCTGGGCCCGCATGACCGCGACCTCGGGGTTACTGGCCGGGGCGGCCGGGGCGGCCGGGGCCGGGCCGGGAGTGCCGGCCGGGGCCTGCGGCTGGCGCAGCGCCTCCAGCTCCTGGCGCAAGCGTTCGTTTTCCTCGCGGGCCTGGCGCTCAGCCTCCTCCGCCCGCCGCGCCTGAGCCGCCCGGGCGTCGTACCGATATTTCGGGATCATGTGCCCGCTGTCCCGGGGCCGATCTTTGCTCTCGGGCTCGACCGGCTCCTCGGCCTGCCCCTGCTCAGGGGCTGGGTCCTGAGCAGGGGTAGTCTTCTGCCCCTGCTCAGGGGCCGGCCCCTGCTCAGGGGTAGTCTTCTGCCCCTGCTCAGGGGCCGGCCCTTGGGCAGGAGTAGCCGGGTCTGACTCCTTGGCCGGCGGCGTCTCGAATTTGGCCAAGGACTCCTCGGCCAGTCGGTCAGACTCCAGTACCTCGGGGGTGTTTGCTTCGGGGGCTTCTACGCTCATGCCTTACTGGCCTCTTTTGCTTTGGGGGTAGTGTCGGCAGCCTTCTGCTGCTGCTGCTGCTGCTGCTGCTCGCGCTTGTTGCGGGCGTCGATCAGTAGCTTCACCTTATCCATGCGCTGCCCGTGCTCCTGCTGCTGGCGCTTCAGGTTTAGCTCCTCCTGCATCTTCATGTGCTGCAAGCCGATCTGATCCGCGTGCTGCTGCGCGGCGAGGACCTGCTGCTCGGCCTGGCCGACAGCCGGATCTTCGTCTGCAGTCATGTCCCACAGTGTGCTGTTGGCCCGAGACTCGGCAAGCTTGGCGTTGGCCTCCTTGAGCCGCGCATCGGCCGCCTTGGCCGCGATCTCCACCTGCTTAGCCTGAATCTCCAGCTGCGCCATCTGCATCTGCAGCTGATCGGCCTCGGGGTCGGTCCGGGACATAGCCTCCAGCAGCTCCTGCTTCTTCTCGAGGTGGCTGTACTCGACGACGAACTGATCGGGTACCGGAATACCCGCTTCGCGCATCTTGAGGATCTCGAAGAACTGACCCTCCTCCCACGTCCGTCGACTCGGTACAGTGGTGACAGCTACCTCGTACTCGCCTACGGTCAGGTCGTTGGCGATGTGCCCCTCGGGCGTCGGCTCGTTGATGATCAGTTGCTCAGCCGCCGGGCTGGCCCCGTCGCGCCCACTGGTAATGTGTATCAACCGTGTCTCGTTGTAGTAGGTCTGCACCAGGTCGAGCACGTTACGAGCGACGAAGTGACGCGTGCGCATCAGGTTATCGAACGGCTTGGCCAAGTTGATACTGCCGGCACTCTGCTTGGCCTGTATCGCTTTGGCCGCCACGTCTGCCCGGTCGAAGCCGCGCATAGAGTCGGACACGCCGCTGATACCCTTCAACCACTCGTCAGCCTTGAAGGACAGTCGATCCAAACCGCTCGGCACCTGGTTGGGCTGTATCTTCTCCAAGTTTTTCACGTCATCCAACTCGACCACCAGGCCGGTTTCCGCTCCGCGCTGCTCCAACTCCTCCGCGTCCATGTTCTGCATGGCCCCGCTCTTCACCTTCCAGCCGCTGTTGGCGGTGGTGTTGATGACGTGCAGCTCCTGGCTGGAGGTCTTGTTCAGCAAGTCCTGCGGAGAGATGATGTTCTCGACCAAGCCGATCGTGTTGCCGTTGCGAAAAAACGGGAAATACGGCACGACAGTGAAGTGCTTGTAGGGACTCCAGTCATCGAACAGCACCACGTTGTCAGCAGTGACAGTCCACTTGATCTGCTCCACGAGCTTACGGGTTTTCCCTAACTCCACGCCCTGGGCCCGCATCTTCTGGATCAAATCCTCGACCCGGCGCTCGTTCCACTCTTTCGGCAGCGCCCGCATGTCACCGGTGCGCAGGTCCACGATATGCCAGGCCATGCGCAACTGCTTGTGCTGGTACTCGATGACACGGATCCGGCGGTGCGCCGGGTCGACCATCGAGTCCGGGTACCCAGTGGGATCGCCCATCAGCCCGCCGAAATTACCCGGGCGGTCGATAGAGTCGTACCCCATCATGTACTCGGATCCGTTCTTCTCCTTGAGGTACGTGGCGTCGTCCTCGTTGTACATCAGGGCGATGTCGATCGGCGACAGCCACTTTGAGAGCATGACCCCCTTCCACTCGTCCGGGTCGTACTCTTCCCCCTCCGGATCGATCAACACGTTTCGCGGGTTGCGCTTGCGGATGACGACCTCGCCCTGCATGTGATCGTTGAACGCGACACGTACATCCAGGAAGCCTCGGGAAGTGACGAATCCGTCGGCCGCCATCTCAGACTCGCGCCACTGATACATGTTGTTGTTGGCGATCTGTATGAACACCTTGTTCAACGCGCTGGCGGTCTCCTCACTGCCGTCGCGCATGGGCAGGAAGGCTACGTCGGCCCTGGCCTCCAGCTGCTCGCCGAAAACCGTGGCCATGGTAGCCAGAGTCTTGTTGATGGTCAGCGCCGGCCGGCGTTGAGCCTTGAGCTTGTTCAGCGTGGCCGGGTCCCACTGCTGTCCGGCGAAATAGTTGTCACACTTGTTCGCCTTGGCCACGAAATCGAGATGCCCATTATCTCGGTAGTAGCAGTACCGTTCGAACTGCTCCTGGGCGACGTTGTAATTGACAGGCATCTCGATTTCTCCCACTGAGAACGCCCGGGTTATACCCCGGGCAAGTCGTTCGGCAAAAAGTGCGCGTGGATATGAGTCTGCTCCAACAGCACCGTGTACTTACCATCGTCCCGATCGACGCGAGCCAGTTGTGCCTTCAGCCGCTCGGCAGCCTTTTTGGCTTGTGCCACGGTGAAGTAGCGGGTACGTAGGTCTACCGCCAGTCCGTAATAGTGCAGACTACCAGCGGAATGCGATCCGTCCAGCCCGCTGGTCACGACCAGCTCCTGGCCGAGCACAGTCCAGATGTCGTCGGCCAGGATCAAGATCGGCCGGACGCGCGGGTCGAGCCCGGCCAGGCTGGCGCTTTCCTTGATCTTCATCGGGCTGTTTCCGTCAGCGCGTGAACCACAGCGCGGAACAGGTAGTCCTTCGCCTTTTGCTCCGTGGGCAGCTCGTCATACGGCACGAAGCAGGGGTGCTCCTTCTTCTCGACATCTTTCACCGGGCCGAACTTCCAGCCGTCGGCTTCCTTCTCGCGCAGCCATTCGTTGTGGCTGTGGTCGGGGCCGGCGTTCGGGTTGGCGCGGTGAAACGCCACGCCGT